GATAAATCTCCCAGTCGAAATGGACGAGCTAACTTTATCCATTGGAGGTTCACCAGGAAAACTTGCAGGAACTCAACTGCTCTACAAACAGAAAATTGACAAAGAAATCAGGCTTTCGCCAACAGATCTTCTCTTCTCCTCGAACACTGTTGACCATAAGCTGCGTAACAAACGTACCACCATCGCCTTACTCAGTCGAGAAGTTCAAGCCAGACTTGGAAAGTGGATGATATCATTTGCTGATCAGAAAGGTACGGCAGCTGATTTTGGATTACAATTGGCGAAATGGGTTCAAGCGTCAACACAATTGCACTACTACGTACACCCGGCTGATATGAGTGCTCTTCGAGCGGCAGACCAATCCTTAATCCGTCAACTTCCTCGAGTTACAGTTGAGGTGTGTAAAACAAAGAAGGTATCTCAGACTGACCCAATTGAACATAAGTATCAGAGCAGACCAGGTATGATCGAGGGTGGAGTGACGATTACGCCGAGACAAGCTGTGACGCTAGAAGAGATCTATCCATTGGCCAGTCGTCCGGAAAAAGGAGTTATTATGTTCATGTTGTCCCAAGCTCATTTGGAACATCTAATTCATCCAGTGATTAAACAAGTCTCGAACTATTTCACATGCGTTAAAGTTGGAACGTCTGGTTTCAGTCTGAATTACAATCATCCATACATTAGGGCCATGTTCCTCGAGCCAATCACTGCCTGTGATGTTGTTGAATTACCACTTCAAGCACTTCATGCTAGATTCAGTGCTGGAAAAGGGCACTTATACTTATGCGGTGATGGTCATGCTCCAAGAACATTGACATGTGCACAGATGTTTGATATTCCCCATGTCCACGATTTTACTATGCCTTCAGTGACCGTGGTCTCATTTTATGCGCCCGAGCAACACATAGCAATAGCCAGATACGCATCTTGGTATGAGAAGGATACCATTTGTAGATTGTTGCAGAGTACTCTTCCCGATGTTGAAAAGTTGGTATGGTTGTGTGCTATGTCATATCCAATCTTTCCTTCCCTCAGGCCAACGTTAACGGGAAGCATTTTCTCGAGATGTAAAGTTGTTGTCTCAGTAAGCGCGGAGCGCTCGAGGTTATTAAGCGATGGTTTGCCAAAATGGGCAGAATGGGTTGACAATGTGCTGAGTGATAGGATAGCTAAACCTGCTTGCTTAATATTGATTGGCCCCAAAGCCAGTTCCAAATCGTTTGTTACTCGCCAATTAGTTGCTAAGTTGAACGCATCGTCGTTATCTGTTGAAGGAGATAATTTTGGACGTGTAGATTCGGACGCTTTTGGGAAATGGGTAACCATGATGGTATCGAATAGTACGCTTCCAACATCTTGGGCCCAATTTGACTTAATGCAAAATGATAAGGAAATAGCCTCCTACGTCGACATTAGGTTCAACGACATTTGTGTAAAACATGGTTTTTGTGAACTCGACGATTTACGGACTAAGAACGCTGGAGTGCTGCAAGGTGAGTTCGCTAGATCGTTTATTGAGATAATTAAAGATCCGAGTTGTGGACTGCGCGCGTTCTTCAGTTGGTTATTTAGTTTGTACGGTCTACCGAGAGGTTTGATGCTTGAAAGTCACACCAATGTTGAGATAGCTGAATATCCCCCAACAACATGTATTTTGCAATTGCTTCCAAATTATGACGTTATGTCAGTTTTGTTGGAACGAGATGCCAGGAAAGGCATTAGTAAGCTAGCTGAGATGCAGATGGAGGAGTACTATAACGGTCTAAGAATAGGCACTTACAGATCGGTCCTAGCATGCGAGTTACTGCGGGTTGCAGAGGTTGGGCCTCCCGTCGAGGGATAGTCGGACATTTCACTAGCGCGAGCTCCATACTCAACGCCTAGCCAGCGGGAGTAAGTTCTAGTTTGTTCACCTGGGGGAGACAGAGAAGGTGC